TTTTCAATTTTATCTATAAACATGTCAAACCAATATGGATTATCTTTATTCTGTATGATAATTTTCACATATTTGTTTTTATATTGTTCTTCATCAAACGATAAAATATCATCTAATGTCTTACCTTTATCATTATATAATACTTTGGAAAATAATTTAAGTGGATTATTGATAAATTTTAATATTCTGGTGTCTGTGTCAAATACATGAAAACCCCTGTCATCATTATAATCAGACCATGTCATCTCATAAGGGGCACCAAGATAGTTTATATTACCCCTGCTTGATTTGTGGTGATAATGACCAGACATAACCATATCAAATTTGTCAAAAATGTTTGGGTTAAATCCATGATCATTGACATGACCTTTGTACATTTCAAACCCGGAAAGTTCTAAATGTCCAAACAATATTTGTGATTGGGTGTTATTGATAAATTCAATAGATTCATTATAATTGCCAGAACAAATCCAGGGCAAAAAGGCAACCTTTAAATCATCAAACTCAACTTCTGTTGGTTCTGAATAGTAATTTATTTTGTAATTGGTATTATGAAACAACTCGTTCATAGAATTTACTTCATTTGTGTTTTTATAGGTTGTATCGTGATTACCTATAATCACATGCAAGTCAATACCCATTTCCGATGATTTTGCCACAAATTCTTTTAAATTTCTTGCTGTTACATAATTAATGTATTTCCTTCTATCTACTATATCGCCCAAATGAACAATTGTTTTTATACCATTTTGTTCTAGGTATGGAAAAAATATCTCATTATAAAACTTTTTAAAGTAATTTGCAACGACTAAATTATCGCCTCTGACACCCCAATGAGTGTCTGTTATCAACGCCAGTAACATTATTTATCCTCATCATCAACAAAAACTTCTAAACCCTTTTTTTTATTTTTTGCAGTTTTTTTAGGTTCAAATAAATTTACCAAATCTGCGATTCTATTATCTGGTATCAGGGAACTGTACATTTGCATAAAATCTTTGTACTCATCTTGACTCATGGTATCGTACAAATTTTGTTCCAATATATTATTTTCTATGGATTTGTGTTTAATGTAAAGTTGTTTTTTCTCTTTTTCTATCCTTCTTAAAAACGCATAGAATATTATTTGGGTAAAGTATGCAAACGGATTGTTTGATTTTTCAGGATTGAAGTTGTGAACATACGTTAAACAATTTTCTATACCATCACCAATCATGTCATCTCTAAAGGTATAGTTGATGAAATTTGGCTTAAAGGATAGGCGATTAGCTATTTGGTAAACACATAACCCAACATAGTCTGGCACTTTTGGTCTAGGTTGATTCAATTCTTTGGCTTCTTTGCATTTAATTACAAATTCAACCATCACCTCAAAAAGTTGTTTATTATCTACATAGTGTGACATAATTTACCTCAATGTATAGTTGTATTGGAAGCTGGTACCATTTCCAATATTTTTTTATTAAGTTCAGATCTATCATCTTCTGATATTTTTAAATCCAACAAACTATCTTCTATAATTTCATCAGAATATTCTCTATCATAATTAACTGTTTTTATAGTTTCCATGTAATATTCTTTTAATATATCGGTTGGATTATACGCGGTTATTATGTTTCTTTTTTGAAAGACTAGATAGGTATCTGAAGACAGTGTTAATGCATAATGTAAACCCAGGGTTGATTCTTCTGGACTTGTTTTATAAATGTTTACTATCATAGGCTCATGAAGTATAACACAATCTTCTCCATCTTCATAGTCACCGATCATAGTGTCACCGGATATGAGTTTTATAAGTTTAATCATCACTTTATCCTCGTGTTATATATTTTATATTCAAATCCTTCTTTATCATATATTTTGCATCTTTCAATATAATGTTCTAAGGTATGATTTCTGTGTGATTTATATGATAAATCATCAACTATGTCATATAAAATTGCACCATTTTTCTCTTTGTGCAATCTTAACATTCTGCCTATTGATTGGAGCACCCTGATTTTAGACTTTGATGGGTTAGCAGATATCATGTGGTGTAACTTATTTATATTAACCCCAGTGCTGGTAGTGCCCATAGAGGCAATTAATATTGCATTTTTTTCTTCTTCCATAGCAACTCTTATTTTTTCTCTTTCTGTAGAAGAAACGTCACCGTCTATATGAAACACATTATTGTTTGGTTTATCACTTAGCAATCTGTAAAGTTCTTTCCCATGATCTATCAATTTAAAAAATAACAGTTTGTTACCGTCTAATGATAAAACTAAATTTTTTATGAACTCGTTTCTTGGGGCATAATTTGTTATAAAATCAACCTCTTCATGATATTTTAACTTTTTTAATCCCTTCACTACTTCTTCTGGATATTTTAAAACTATACATTTTATTTTCAAGGTGGAAACAAATCCCTGATCCATTAATTCTTTGGTGCTTATAGATTTATATATTGGACCAAACAATCCTTCTATGGTGTTTTCATTTAAAAGATCACCATCTAAAGTTCCGGTGGTTCCAAACCTATACTTACAATTTTTCATTGAAGAAATTATTTGTATCATTGAGGTTGCTTTAGCACCGTGGGCTTCGTCACCAAATACAACACCAAACTGCTCATACCAATCTTCCTGCATTTTATTTTTGCCATTGTTCAAGGATTGCCAAGTTGTTATCACAAGATCAGCTGGTATATCATTATCCCTGCTCAATTTTTCTGTGCTTAAATGTATTTTGCCCTTATAACCATAGTTATAAAAGTCTTCAGACATTTGTTGAACCAAACCTATGGTGGGTACTATTATCAGACCTTTGTGTTTTTCGTACCATCTTATTAAGATGTAGATGATTAAAGATTTACCTGAGGCAGTCGGGCTTAATAAAGTTCTTCTATTAGACCTTGCGCATTTTAATATTGAGTCAAATTGATAATCCCTTAGTTGGTATTTTTCAGGTAGATTCAGGGATATTATAAATTGTTTTAATTCATATTCAGAAACGTTTGAATAATAAAACTCAGGATCAAAGGAAAAAGAATACTCATGAGAATCACAAAACTTTTTGATTTTTTTAGCCAAACCCGTATAACAGGTTGCCGAAAGATTATTGATAAGTCTAATCTTTCCATCCCATACCCTTGCTTTGTATTTGGGGCTGAATTTATAGTTTGGTGCATAAAAGGTAAAATGGTCTGATAACTCCATTACTGTAGAAGCATCAGCAACTATTTTCACTTTAACATCATCAATATATTTTAAATGAACATCAGTCATTAAACACCCATAGTAAATTTGTACCAGTCAATAGCAGCTCTTATATTATAACCTCTATTGTTTAAAGTTCGGATTATTGAATCAAGCAATTCAATTTTTTCTTGTTGAACCCCTATCTTTAAAGATATTTTAATTATATCTTTATCAGCCTCAATATAAGTATTGACTTCAGATTTTAATATCTTGCCGGAAGCCGGAAGTGTCCAACCCCTTTCTTGAGTTTCTTTTGTCGGACCTTGAGTATAAAATTCATATTTTTCCAATCTCAAAGTTTTGAAGTCTGATTCAAACTTTTTCAACAACAATCTTTCATTAGAATAAATTTTAAAATATTTGTGGTGTAATTGCGGAATCTTCAAAGACTCATCACCCAATTCAGTTTTATCAATTACCGAGTCCTTGTGCCACAATTCATATATTTCTTCTAAAACCATAGTAAACCTCTGATATATAATATAGTATAGTATCAATCAAATAATAAGTAAACCTATAATTGTGTAATTTTGTACCTCAAATAAACAAATGAGACACTGGCTTCAATATACTCTAATGATGCGTCTGAGGAGTTGAATTGTAGGTCGGTAAGTTCTATTGGGAAACAATCATGAAAATTAACAGATATATTAGGATTCATTGAACTTGTCATTATACTTAAATTCAAGTCAGAAGTTAAGCCATTTGTGATATTTTTATTTCTGACATTTTGGTTCTCTTTCAATGTTGCATAATCGGTGAAATCGTCATCTGAACCAAGTGCAGTCATCCAATTGTGAATTTCCAAATAGTTATCTAAATCCTCATTAACCTTGAATGTTGCATTGAGTTGATTGTATGTTATTTTTCCAGTAATTGGTATTGGAACAAATGGGTTGGCTATTTTAGTGGTTGATAATGTTATACCTGGCAAATTTATCCTTTGTATATTATAATTTAAATTTGGTGTTCTTGCTAAAGTGAATTTATACCCAACTGGGGATAAGAAATTATTATTTAAAACACTATTTGTTACATTGGTTACCATGATTCATTTCCTATTAATTCTAATATTTTAAGTATTTATATTTACCTATTATCATAATACAAGTATAATTACTTGTTGAACAAAATAACATATATGATAAGGTATTAATATGATACAAAACACTATTAAGTGGATAATTGATGATTTTAATTCACACAAACTTAGATTCTGCATTGAAGTAATTGCTTGGTTATTATCTATAGGATGTTCTATAACCATGGCATTAACCGTACCAAACCCACCTCTGATGAAACTTTATATTGCTTGGATTCTAGGATGCTCTTTATATGCATGGGCAACATGGACAAGAAAGTCTTTTGGTATGTTTGCTAACTATTTATTCCTTGCCAGTATAGATCTAATTGGTCTTATTCGAATGCTGGTTTTTTAACAAAAAAAGGGGGAGTAAAAACTCCCCCAAGTTGTACAGCTTTATTATAATTATTACATCAAGTTTGAAATCAACACTCGGCGATAATACTCGTTAGTGTCTTGTTCAAGTGTAGCCGTTGAATCAGAGGCAGTTGTACCTTTGGCAAACGGATTTGGCGCCATGCCATAACGTGTCTTGAAGCCAATCTTCGGTTGGAAGGTGCTTGGATCAACTGCACGTACCATCTGCAGCGGAACATACGGGCAGTAAAATATACCCGCATCAAACGGCGAAGAACCTTTGTAACCAACAACCATATAGTTCGACCCAGCATACGGATCAATATATACACGCATACGGCTGTTAAGAACACCAGCAAAGGTATTGCCTGTGTCATCAACATTCAATGCGTTGCTGTTAAGAGCAGGAGCGTAATCAAGAACACCAGCCATTTGCAATGCTGACGCTACGTCAGAAGAGCAGATTATGATGTTACCCTTACCGCGACGTGTCTTCTTGGCAATTTGGTTGGCTTCCCTTTCAACTTGGAACATAAGACCTTTAAACTTTTCAACAGCCCAACGACCGTTTGAGTCAGTATCAAGATCAAACGTGCCAGCCGTGGTGGTGCCATCAGCAGCACCCTTTACAGCAGTGATAATGATTGAACGAACAACTTCTCGGTTAATTTCAGCCAGAATTTCAGCAGAAAGAATATTGCTCAACTCAGTTTCAGCGTCAAGACCGTGAACTGCTTTCAAGTCCTGTGCCAATTCAAGTGAGTATTCAGCTTTCAAAGCGCGAGTCTTAGCAGAAACGGTTACTTTCTCGATTGAGAAGCCCATTTCTGGAAATATAGCGGTGGAGTTGCTACCCAAGCCTTCAGCCGTACCAACAATCAGACCCATGGTATAGTTGTACAACTCATTTCCTGCGTTGGTATTCGCAGAAGGTGAAGTACCTACAGTATTAGCACCGACACTAGTGTTACTAGCAGCACCAACAGCAGCAAATCCAGCATTAGCACCTTTTGCTGATGCAAAACCTGTATTGGCTTCGTTATAAAATGCTTCAGCAGTAAGTGCAGTTGTATTTGCATACTTGCTGCGCATTGCGAAGATAAGACCAGTAGGTCCTGTCATTGGCTGAACGCCGCAGATATCATAAGCAACCAGGTTGGGCATAGAACGACGGACCAGTGAAATTAAAACTGGATCGAAGTTTGAAACACCACCTGCAGCATTTAAAGGACCAGCTTCGCTAAGCAGATGTTGACCACCGGCTTGTGCATGGGCTTCCCTAAGTGCATACTCTGTGTTTTCTAAAAGTTGCGCAGTTACCGCTCTTTTATGAGCGTCTGCAATTTTTGGAAGGTCCTCATGCTCCAGGACTGGCTTCCACTTGTTTTGGATTTCCTCAGCTAACATAGTTATAACTCTCCCTTATAGATTGATTTTGTTACTGTTTATTATTTATATTTTTACAGATTTTGAAATTGCTGAAACATAGCCTACCATCCCAGCCGGAACTACTTTTTTAGGCTCATCAGCTTCTGCAACTTCTTCTGTTATAATATTCGTTGTGGTTTTGGATTTTGCAAAATACTTTTCCTTAATAACACCAATTTTTTTACGGTAGGATTCAGCATCAGTAAAATCTATTCCTTCAGAAAGGACTCTAAGTTTTTCAGCATGCGTTACAATCATCCCATCAGACATTTCATCAAAAACTGTTTCTTTTTCTGCAGTAGTAATTAAATTCTGAAGTTGTATTTGGGTATTTACAGATTCATCCAATTTTGATTGGAGTTTATCCAATGTATCAGACATTTCAGCAACTATATCCAACCTTTCTTCTGGTACATTGATATTGCTTTCAATAAACAAATCGTGCAATTTTGCTAAAAATTCTTCAGCAATTTCGGAACGGATAGATTTTTCAACCGCAATTTTATTTTCTTCCAACCAGCTTTCTATACTATAATCTAAATATTGATCTAACCTATCAACCAAACCACCGACTTCTTCCGTCAACTTGTTCTCATACGCTTCTTCAATTTTAACTTTTTCAATATCAACTCTAACGGAAACAGCCGCTTCAAAAAGTGTTGAAGCCTTTTCTTTAAATTCTTCTGAAAGTTCTTGACCTTGAAACAACTCGTCAATGTCTTCTTTTACATTGAGTTTTGCTGCAGGCATTTGACCCATTCCACTTTTGCCAGGGGCTGTTGCCGAAGGTGTGCTTTCAGCTTCTTTACCAATCTGATTTAAAGCATCGTCTAAAAACTTTGACAAATCTTCTTTACCAAGTTGTGACATTAAAGATGTAAAAGTTGCCAGCATTTCAGCCTTTGACGGGGATGGTTTTAATGTATCTGAAGCTACCGATTCATCAAACTCCATTTCTTCTGTTTCACCAATAACTTCAGTAATATCTTTATCAATCATTTTAATTGCTCCTTATGGTTCTTTTATTATTTATAATTTTTAATTTTAGAAAGATTATTCAAAAAAGATTCAAATATGGCTAACTTTGTGGTGTCATTTAAACGACCAGCTGCAGAACTCTTTTCTATTTTGGATTTGGTTTCCTTACAAAGATAACCTCCGTCTTGCCAATAAAACTCAACCCCCTCCATTATTCCATTTACAAATGCATCTGGCGCAGAAGGATCTGCAACTATATCGGCAGCTGTTGCTAAATAAAAATCGTCTTGGACTTCGTTAATGCCATCTTTTGTGGCTTTCAGAGATCCCATACCACGGGACGACACGCCAACCATAACACCATCGCTGATTAAGCTCTGAACAATTTTGCCCATTGGTGTTTCCATAATTTTTGCTTTACCCACAAAATTATCGCCTTCTCTTTTCAAAGAAATTATTTTATGCGATACTCTATCTAAATTGATAGATGGACCATCTGGATGACCCAATTCTCCGAGTGCGCGCCCTTTCTGAATATAATTTTCATCATATCTCTTTACTTCCCTTTCTAAAATATCAATTGGGTATTTCCTCTGATTTTTATTTGGGATATTACCCTGTAAAAAAACCCCTTCTATATAAAGATTCTTTTTACCACTTTCCTTTTCTTCAGAAATATATTTAATGTTTTCTGTAATTTCTGTTATTAGTTTCATCTTAATACCTTACGATTGGAAGTAATCTGACGTAAACGTGCCTTGTTTTTGAATTTCTATCAACAAGTACCCTGTAGTGCTATTTTCTAAATTTGCGACAAGTGTTGCAGTTGGCGCAAGTGTTAATGCCATGCCACAACCAGCGTAATCAAAATATCCAGTTGAATCTAATACAGCTGCCAAATCAGTTCCTCTTTTAACAACCCAGTGCGCCCCATTGCCAGAATTTGAACCACAAAAAATTTGTGTTATGTAACAACCAGTTAAAACTTCCGATCCAATGGCAACATTACTCACGCTGCTATTTCCAGCAATCGTTATAGTGCTATTAGATGTTATTAATATAACAGCTGATGTATTTTTTCTATTACTCAATATACTGTATGCCATTAAATTATACCCCTATTCTTTATACAAAAATCAAGCATAGCTTCTACCCCGCCAACTTCATTACATTTTTCTAGAAAAATTGCTTGATTTTCTTCTGTTAAACTATTAAAAACCTTTAAAACTATATTTTTGTTTGATTCTGACTTGATACCAGAAATAACATATTCTATTTCAACTTCTTCCTTATGTAATTTAATATTTTCTTTACCAAGTTGAACAGACTTACCTTGATAATCTACGGTATAAGTTTTTGGTGCGCCTTTGTATTGACCATGGCGAATTTCACCAATTGTACCAACTTCATCGTGATAATCTTTACCTGGAGCACGAATCACCACTTTAGATTTAAGTTTAATTGTTTCATCAAGGTCAACTTCTTCTTTATTAAAGTTGATATTCATCCTAGCAGCAGAACTTTTGGCTGTATCCTGAGCATCCTCTTTATCATCATGGTAGCTGACATGTTTTTCACCTTGGTTTTTTCCATCTTTAAACTGGTGAACTGAGTACTCTTTATATTCAGGATTATAATAAACCTTGGTTGTAATTCCGTGGTGACCACCTTCGCCATGTGTAGAAACCAATCGTTTATTTGGATTGCCTTCATCAATTTGTTCTTCTTCTACCACAACCGACTCGTTGGCGTGTCCATATTTCTTTTTGTACCAAGCTGGCATACCGCTGGTTTTTCTGAAATGCCTTACTGTGGCGGAGTCATTTGCTTGGTCGCGATATTTATTTTCAGCAGTAGTATTATGCGACTTCATTGCTTCTGCTGCTTTATAGGCATCCTTAGCAATATACTCAAGTTGGGCATCAGTCTTTTTGTGGTATTCGTGTCCTTCTAATGGATGTTGCTGTGAAGGTCGACCTTCGTCCATCTGTTCGTATTCTTCTTTAACAGATTTTTTCTTAATATCAGCAACAACTTTATACGAAGAACCACCTCTAAAGTTTAATTGAGAAGCATGTTTGTCCGCTTCATCTTTATCTTTATGATAGCTAACTGATTGTCCCTTAGAAGACATCACATAATATCCATCACCATGATTTTCAGTAACATCTTCTGCTTTAGGCGGTTTATTTAGATTTGGTTTTTTACGAAGTTCACCCTTAGCAGTGTATTTACCATACTTTCTATCGTAGGCAATTGTTCCTTTTGGCGGTTCACCATAAACCTTCGTTTTGGTACCACCAAACGTCTCATCAACCGCTTCTTCCTTACGCATTGGAAGCTCTTTTGCTGTGTCTTTTTCTTTTGCACCATATTTAACGCGGGCAGCTGCCACGGCAATGGCATCATTTTTAGCGCGAGCAGTTTTCAGGCGATTTATTTCCATTTTAGCCGACTTGAATCCTTCGTCAACAGTTTCAACTTCTTCGGTAGCCGAATGTTTTCTATAGAAAACACCTTGTAAGTCTTTTGCCATCCGATCCCTCAGTTTCTGATACCCACCTTTGCCTTTTGCGTGAAGTGCTTGTTCACGATCAAATGCAATTTTATCTGCACGGTCAGGTCTCGTGTTCTCAAAACCACCTGTATTTTTTTTCGCTTCATCAACTGCTTCAACTTCTTGGGTTTTGGTTGCAACTTCTTCCATAACCTTTTTGCTCGCCTTCGAAATCGGCGCCAATTCTATACGGGCATTATTAAATCCCAATTTTTTCAAATGTTTTTTGCTGACGTTTGCAGATTTTACATTTTTTGTTACACGAAAAATCTGATTCTTACCACCCAAGTGAGGATGATCCGGGTGTTCGTCGTGTTTAACAAAATATATTGGTGATTCATTTAATGCCGCTTCTTCAGTTTTATAACGTTTTTTATTCAACGCATCAATTGCAGCCTTTTTATGTTCCGGGGCAGCACTGCTTGTTGCAACATCATTAATCATCCGGTCCCAACCTGGCCAGTCTGGTTTTTGTGTTACTTTTTTACGTTTGGCTACAACAACTGCTTCTCTCATAACATTGTCTATGAAAGTTTTGTATGTTTTACCTTCTGGGTGTTTAAAATGAACGTTTTGCCCGTCAACCTTTGTAACGGTTCCTGGAATTTGTCCACCCTTTTTAGTTCTAATTTTATCACCAACTTTTGGTTCATATCTAGATGCAGCCATGGCAGCTATTGTTGATGTATGATAACTTTCGTGAAAATTACCAGCTTTCATTTCTGCTTCATGTTCTTTTGCAAAATGATCAGCAGCTATTCTACGCTCGGCTGGTTTAAACGAACCGCCGTTTTGTTTAACATAACTTTTTGCCAACCTATCAGCATGATACTTCCACAGGGTTTTTGCCTTTTCTGGATCGTATGTACCTTTCTTGAACTTCTTTTCTAAGTTCTTAGCAACTGGTACATAGCTGCTTTTGTATAACTGATTATCCTGATGAGTTATTAACTCATGAGTATTATCTAAAGAAGATTCATATACACTTTCACCCTCTTCGGTATCATACCCGTGGCGTTCTTTTTTTCTATCAATCTTTTTTACCTTAGACCCGTTAAAAACCTCATCCCCATTACCGTTTCTATCACCTTTTTTTAAAATGATATGTTTATCAACAAATTTTTGCTCATCTTTTGATTTTGGTTTATAGATTTCCACAAAAGAACTAAGTGTTTTCATTTTCTTCCCCTGAAATTGCTTCTAATTCGGATTCTAATTCATCGTCCATAATATCATCATCATCATCATCGCCATCATCGTCGTCATCATCAGTTGCATCATCATAAGTTTCGTCATCATTATCGTATGAATAATCGCCTTCCTCCTCATCATCTTCTTCACCGTATAAAGTGCTTGCAATGTAATTTTTATGATCTTCTAATCTTTCTATGGCTCTTTGCCCTATAATCTCATCGAAAGCATCGTAAAATTTTGATGGTTGCTCTTCTGAAGCAAACACTAATAAATCTTCTAAACTTTTGCCTGTCATAATTTTCTCCAATAATTATTTATTAAAATTTATTGCGCAAACCCTGGCGGTGTTCCTGCACTATTTGGCAACTTAACATTCTCAGGTTTGGTATTTAGTAGCGGTTCTGCCACTGGCTGTTCTTCCTGCCCACCCCCGTCATTTTCACCAGAATCCATCGATGGATTATATTGGGAATTTGCCTGTTCTTCTTGTATCTGTTTATCAATTTGTTCCATGTCAGCATCAGTTTGATACAATACATTTTTTCTAATATACTCATTAGAATAATATTTACCAACATAATCATTCATATCCCTGAGCATCGAAACTCTGTCTCTAAGCACTTCCGTCTTTTTCAATTCAGCAAAATAATTGTCTTGGGCATAATCATATTTAAAAGCATTTTTAAATTCCAACCACTCTTCACTTGATATCACACCTTTCAATACCAACTGCCTTTCTAAAATTTTATTAAATAATTCAGAAAATCTTAACCGCAATCTGGAAATGAATTTTGCAAATTTAATTTCATCTCTACTAATTTCTGTTGCTCTACCCAGATTGAATGTTGCATCAGCATCCAACCTTGATATAGGCACATTTAACGATTTATATAATTTGCGTTGAAAATATATAACGTCATCTAAATCACCCAAGTTTTGACCGCCTGGCAATGTTGTTATTTCAGTGCCTTTACCACCTTCCCTTCTAGGCAACCAAAAATCTTCCAACATTGTCATAAATTTTCTATCATCACGGATTTCGCCAGTAGCAGAATCATATACCAGTTTATTCTTAAACTTGGTCATAATATCTCTAAGATATTGTTCCGCTTTCATTTTAGGCAAATTACCAACATCAATGTAAAATATTCTTCTTTCAGGTGCTCTTGAAATTCTATAAATTACAAGAGAATCTTCCATAGATTTTAACTGATTCAATGGTTTTATAGCTTTATGTAAATACCCAACAACTAAATCACCATTGATATTTGTTAAACCACTTGTACAGTGTACAATAGAATCTTTTGATATCTTTACACCAACTTCCCCACCACCATACGAGGAATTTGTACCTTTGTTTGCAAACCCCTTATCATTAAATATATAATATTCCTCAGTTTCTTCAACAACCGGAATATTTTTAATTTTTTTCTTCTTTATCTGCCGTATTTTTCTTATCTTTCTTGGGTCAATATATCTCAATTCTACTAATCCGCCAGAAGGATTTTTTTCATCAATAATAAAATGATAATACAACCTGCCGTCTACATACCACTTTCTAAAAATTTCATATGAAAAATTTTCAAATTCAAGTATTTCCTTTACAGTTTCAAATTCTTCTTGAATTATTTTTTTAATTTTATCCGACTGTTTCAACTCATCTAAATTTAATGTTACCATATCCTTGTTTGGGTCTGATATGATAACTTCATTCACTATATCATCAACAGCAGAATCAACTTCCGGATAAGTACACATATCCCTATACCGATTTACCAATTCACCTTCAGTTCTTACAGAACCGTCAAGATCGACATATTGACCGTATACACCGCCCTCAGCAACTACTACAGCACCATCGTCTTTATTTTCTGGTACGACAGATGGTGCTGAGAGTTCGTTCTTTTTCTTTATTATTTCAAAACCAAATAAGTTCATTTTAAATCCCTAATTATAAAAAATAATGTATGTATTAATTCCCACCACCATTGCCGGTAGTACCACCGGAAACTTCCCAATAGTCATATTCGAATGTAACAGGGAAAACTTCAACAGTGTCTGTAGTAGCCCAACTTAATTCAATTTGACCGATTTGGGTTGGGAATATACCCACAAAACGATACTCTCTAAGTATGCTGCCATCTTTGGCATACTGAATAACAGTAGCGTCAGATTTATATTTTTCTAAACTTCTGACATTAGCTTGTAGCCTGTTAATAGAATTTGACCAAGACTCCAAAGCATTTCTGATTTTAAAGTCTTCATCATTCATAACTTGAACATTCCAAGGATCAAATACCCTATCGCCGGCAAGTTTTAATTGCCTGCCAAAGTAGGGAACTCTAATAGTACCCAAATTTGACGCTGGTATGGCAGCTGCTTCAACCATGAAAGGCACTTTCAGGTCTGCTACAGAATTTTTAGTATCTATCCTAACCTGGAATAAATTTGGTCTAGCTCCACCATATACTAATTGACTTTTGATTTCATTTATATTGAAAGCCATTTGTTATTTCTCCCTTAACCTAAAAATTATAGCTGACCAACAACTTCTGTGAACTCTACGCCAGACCTGACCGCAACAAAATTCAATTGAATAAAGTTGATAGATTTTGCCGGTTTAATATATATATCACCAACAAATCTATTGTCATCTATAACTTGTCCTGTGTTATTTGATTCATCGCATATTACACGGAAATCGTAAATGCCCCTGCGTCCTTGAACATCTCGAAGGAACGGCTCTACAATATTCTTGAACTGCGCTCTGGTAAACTCGTCATTAAACTCAAACAATGAAGAATTTGAAGCAGTTGCTATAGCCTTTTCCAATACAATGAACAATCTACGAACATTAATCCTATCAAATGCACTTGGCTTGCCCAGAAGAGTTTTATCTCCAAACAATATAGTACCTTGACCTGGGAATGTTGTTACTGGGTTTACATCTTTCTTATACAGGTCATCCCTATCAGCTTTGTTTGGACTCCAAGCAAGTTTAATCAAATTCTTAACTTGACCCCTGGAAAATCCAGCAGGTGAATACCACGGATCCCTAAGATTATCTGAACGGGCAGTAATACCTGCTATGTCACCATTCAGTGGCACCCATCGGTAAACATCATTATACTTGTCATATTGATATTTGTATCCAGAATCCATAACAGCGTAAGATGTAGCCCTTAGATTATTACGGAATCCTATAACGTTTGTAGCTTCAGACCCCAAAACAGCTGCACCAATGGTGTCCGATTTTTCTGGGGAAACAAATACAACACAGTCTTTTCTTACTTCTGCAACGTTATCAATGAGGTAATTTGCATATTGTGTTCCATTTGTACCAACAGCTTTACCAGCGACTATCAACGAAACATCAACTGCGGTAGCATCTGCGAACAAATCACTTGCTGCTGCAAGATGTGTTATTGTACTAGAACTTTCATTAATGCCGTCCCTACCACCTACGAATGATGCTGTGTATGGTGTGGTTTCCGTACTAGCTGCAACAGCTGCAGCATTAGCAGAAACTGCTAATGTCCTATCATTTGCAGCCCAAATATAAGCTGAAAAATCATTAATAACTGTTTCATAATATTGTGTAGTCCCATCTCCAGCTTTTGCATTTGTAGCTCTGGAAAGGTTTGGATATACTTCCAACACAGTTCCAGGTACGCCAGAAAATTCACCATCTTCATCAACTACAACAATACTTACTTGGTCTACAACTGCACTATTTGCCGCCAAAACCGTGTCAGATGTTGCAGGAGCAGTATCAACTACATTACTATATTCCCAGTATCTTACTACAGTGTTCCCTGTGAAGTCTGTTGACAACCTATAGGGTTCAGAAAATGTAAGAGTGAAAAACGCATTACCACCAGTAGTTGTGACAGAACCGATAGTTTTGATTTTAAGTTTTTGTTTATTGATAGAGGTGTTACCCACTTCAATATAATCACCAACAATAAATTTAGCAGCAATTGCTGTGGCAAAGGTTGTTGCGTTTGCAGTACTAAACGTTGCCGAGTTTGTGATAAAAACGTTTGCAGTAGATTCATTTACAACTATAGAAAGCCCAGAAGTGCCTGGGGTAACTGTACTGTTTGTTGTGACAGCACCAACAGTTAAACTGAACGGATCAACTGTTGAATTATATTGACTTGCGGTATCGCAAGCAGATACTTTTAAACTGCTGCCAATTGAACCTACATATTTTGCCACATATTCAACGCCAGATGGTATTGATACGGTATCCCAATGGTCAGAATTTTTAACAATATAAGAAGCGCGTGTTGCAGCTGCCGAACTATTGGCAACAGCATTAAATGAATATTTTGTATCAAAAAAGTTAACAGATTGGTTGCTTTGGCTACTGGTATTGCCCAGCGCGGCATTTGCAGAAAATGTTACCCTTGTTTGACCTGAACGGGTAAATGTATGCGTGTTTTGTGTCAATCCTACTGTTAATGTGATTGCGGAACCGCCATACACGGAAGCGACATAAAACCCAGTTGCGTTGGAATTTAAAACAAAATATGAAGCACCGTTACTCAATCCTACAACCGCGTTTGCACCAGAGGTATAAACAACCGTTTCACCATCAACAAAGGAGTTTGTGTTTGCAACAGTAATAAACCCGTTAGCAACAACCCCTGAGTTTGAATTAAATAATTCAACGACTGTGCTAGAATCCGAGCTAGAAACTGTTACGCTATCGCCAGAAATGCCAGTACCATATACACCCAAACCACTTGTAACAGTAACTGCTGAATAGATAATACCATACTGGTCGCCTCTAAGACTTACAGTAAAGGTGTTTGACGTTCCTGTTGTGACAGCAGCACGACTTACATAAAGTCTATTTGCATAAGACAAAAAGTTTGCTGCTGTAAAAAAAGTTTCATAATTATCATTGTTTGGCTTGCCTAACCTAGCTGCAAGAGTATTTTCGCTATCTATAAGAGAAAATTTTCCTATGGGACCCCAGCCAAAAACACCAGCAATAGCACCGGATGTTGTTGCTACTGAGGGTACAACTGTGGTTAGATCAATCTCAGAAATATTTACTCCAGGGCTTACTTGGAATGCCATTTTGAATTCTCCCTTTTTCGGTGTGATTTAATGATTATATACTATTATTTATAAAATGGTAAAACTTCGTTTTTCGTCATCAA